TAGCCTTACTTGCACAAATGGATATGATGGCAGGGAACAATATTGCGAATGTAAAAACGAGTGCCTTAAATGCCTTGAGTAAGGCTATATGGCATACAACAATCGCTAAAGAATACGACAAATTTGATGTATGGAAACAACTGACATAGAATCAATTAAGACAGACTTTGATGATTCAGAAGAAGTTCCATTTTAATTTATATCTTTGTGTCGCTAACCTTACTGAAATGAAATCGAATTTAAATCCTCCAGTTCCAAGTTGCCAATTTAGCTCGTCCGAGCAAGTAGGGTTAGCCTTCTTGGTTCTGGGGGTATTTTTATTATGGGTAAATACAACAAAAAAGAGTCTAATAAAAAGTACAAGAGAAGCTTAAGGGGTAAAGCACTGGGTATTTATCATTCACAGGTTCAGAATTCTATTAATAGAGGACATAAACCACCTGAATACACAAAAAAGGAATTTGTAGATTGGATTATCGGAAACGATAGATATATTGAATTATATTCTAATTGGGTTTTGTCTGGGTATAAAAGATTTCAAGCCCCATCTTGTGATAGAATTGATGATTATAAACCATATTCATTTGACAATATTCAATTAGTGACTTGGGAAGAAAACCACAAAAAAGGGGCTTCTGACATTAGAAACGGAATAAATACTAAAAAATGCAAGTCGGTAATCATGGTTTCAGATGACGATAAAAAGTTAATTCAATTTCACTCAACCCTATCTGCAGCAAGGTATTTTGGTAAAAACGACAGCTCTTTTATAGTGAAAGCTCTTAAGAAAGGTGGTAAGGCATATGGTTTCAAATGGAAATACGCAGAACATACATAGGTTGTGTTCTAATAAATTAAATTAGCAGCATGAAGAAAAAGGAATTACCTATATCGGTTTATAAAGCAAGGGGTTCACGGGGAATTTTATCATTTTATTATGAAATACTAAAACAATTAAGAAAGGATGAAGAAAAGCTGGGTAACAAAAATCAAAGACAGAACCCCTGAGTGGTTTGAATACAGACAGAAGGGGTTAGGAGCGTCATCTGCCGCCATCGTATGTGGATTGAGTCCATACAAACCTACAAAAATGCAGTTGTTCCACGAGAAGGTAGGAACTATGGAGCCAGACAGAACAATGTCTGCACCCGCATTTCACGGAATACACCAAGAGGCTTATGTGGCGAATCTTTGGAAGTATTACGATGGAACTGAATATGGATACATGGACAACTTTGAACGTGGAGAAATCATAAGAAAAGCAAGTGAACTTGTTGGATTCGTACAGAATCCCAAGTACCCACACCTTTACTGCAACCTGGACAGGGTTATTGAGAAGGGTTCACGAAAGCTGAACGATGACGGAACTCTATCTGACGAGATAACCACAACGCTATGTCCGTTGGAAATCAAGACGATGAATGGATTCGTCTACAAGAAATACGATGGTGTTCCTGATATGTACATCATACAGGTTCATCAGCAGATGATGATAATGGAGTGCGACTATTCTGAGATAGCCATACTTATCGATGGAAGAGGATTCAAGGTGTTTCCAATAGAGCGTAACGAGGATATTGTAGACATGATAGCCGAAAGAACATACGAGTTTTGGAGTCGTGTTCTTCAGGGTAGACAGGCTCTTATTCATGCTGAGATAGCTAAAGATGAGGACGACTTTGAGAAGTATAACGACTACATGGGTGTCATACAGCAACTTGAGCCTGAACCTAACGACAACGAACACTACTCAGCATTCATCTCAGACACACACGAGGTAGAGCAGGAGATAATGCAGGGAGATGAAGACCTGTTAATGCAGTGCAAGCACCTTCAGACAGTTAAGTCAATGATAAAGCAACTTGAGAAAGAGAAGCGTGAACTTGAGAACAAGGTAAAGAACGAGTTCAGAAAGGAGTCTGTTGAGAAGATAGAGTTTCCTGGGCATGGGTACATGAGATACTACCAACGAGCGAATAATAACACCAAGATGTTGGATGTAAGAATCACTAAGCCTGACGAGTTCGTTATCGGAGTTGAGCTGGAAAAAATCGACAGAGAAGTAGGTTATATCATTTAATTATAATACATTAGCACCATGGAAAAGTTAGTAAAGTTACAAGCAGAATTGAAGTCACCGAAGAATCAGGTCAACAAATTCGGTGGATATAAATACCGTAACTGCGAGGATATCCTTGAAGCGGTAAAGCCACTACTTGATAAGCACGGTCTCGTGCTTAACATAACAGACTCTATTGGAGAACTATGCGGTATCCCGTACACGGAGTCTACCGCAAGCATATTTGACCCTAAGAAGCCAGATGTGATTGTTTCATCAAAGGCACAGGCAGGTATAGACCCTAACCAAAAGGGTATGAGCCTTGGACAATGCTTTGGAGCTTCATCATCATATGCTCGTAAGTATGCGTTGAACGGTCTTCTTCTAATTGACGATAATAAGGATCCTGACGTAACAAATAATCACTCCAAGACAACACCAAGAAAAACAACTACAGTTGAGAAAATGGCAGGTGATAAGAAAAAGGTTGTAGCTGGAACAGCAGAGTACAATAAGCTTTTAGAGTGGATTAAAACACCTAAAGGTTCAATAGAGAAAGCACTTGAAATGTACGACATCGACAGCGCGACAGAAAATATAATTCGTAAATCAATTAAATAAAGAGATAGAAATAATTTAGGTCAATATAAATAACAGAAAAATGGTAAATAAAGTACAATTATTAGGGAACATTGGTAAAGACCCAGAAGTAAGAGAAACAAAGTCAGGCAACATTGTCAACATGGTTATGGCTACGTCAGAAAAATACACTGACAAAAGTGGGCAAAAACAAGAAAACACAGAATGGCACAATCTTGTTGTATTCGGTAAACTTGCAGATGTTGTTTCTAAGTATGTGAAGAAAGGGGATAAACTGTATGTTGAAGGGAGCATCACCACAAGGAAGTGGGAAGACAAAGATGGGAACACCCGATACACAACAGAGGTAAAGGTTCGTGACCTTACTATGCTTGGTGGTGGAGATAAGAAAGCAACTCAACCAGCATTAGCTGCTGTTGATGAAGATGATCTTCCGTTTTGATAAGTGATTGATTATCAATTAGTTAGAAGCCCTGTCGTAATGATGGGGCTTTTTATTATCTTTAAATATGGCTTACACTAGAAAGATAAAACTGAAGATAACCGATGAGGTATACGAGAAGATGCAGTCTCGTAATCAGTTATGGACAAGAGAGGCTTTTGATCAGTCAGAGGAACTCGCAGGACAGTTCAAGAAGAACATAATCTATATGTGCGAGAAGAGAGGCATCAAGATAAAGGATATGCTTTCTTGGCTAACTGAGATGGGGTTGAAATTCAGGCAGCGCAGACTGTATGAATGGGGTGAGACACACGCAATCTACCCTACGCTTATAGAGATAACATTCTTCTCAAAGTTCTTTGAGTTAGACCCAGGGGTAATGATAAGTAAAGACCTGAGAGAAGCGGATAGACTAAAGGGTATTTCTAAAAAGAACGTCTAACATATTCTCTACTTCAGAGGTCATCTTAATATCCATGTATGTTCCATCAGAGAACATTAAAGATGCTACGGACACGTTATCAATATTCCTGACGTATGCCCTTGTTATGTCATCTATATGAAACCAACCTACTGATTCTATGTATCTTGGTTTTGGTAGTGGTTGAGGATTTGGAAGATTAAGCTTGTCGTTCTCTTCCCTTACTCTTTCTATTTCCTCAATGTTTGTGCAGATGTATGTAGAAGCTCTCATACATTCAAAGATACGAACTATTTTGAGACAATGTTCCTGCCCACCTTAATACCAACGTAATGCTGACCGTTGAATCCGTAATCAATCCCGTAGTATCCTTTATTTATTGTTGCTTGAATACCAATACCCATTAATGGAACATACCTTGATTTAAAATCACTTAGAAGACCAGCATTTGCGTGAACACCTAATGCCCATTTCAATGCTATCTTCTTAGGGGTATAGGTTATTTTCATCTGCTCGGATCTGTTTTGATAGTTCTGCCACGAAATAGATAATTTAACTGACTCATAATCCAGTGTAGTGTCATACATTGCAATCTCTGTAAGCCATGAATCAATTATGCTTACTGTATCAATCAAGAACAATGTGTCTAATCGATTAACTACTACTTCTGATGTAACCGTATCTGTAATTGTAATAATCTGCTTAGATACGAACCGAACCGTGTCTGTACGCCACCTATCAACATATTTAATCGTAGGTACAGGTGTTTTTATGATAGTGGTAATTTTCCCGTCTCCATTATTACCACATCCCTTCCACGCAATTACCATCCCAAGTAGGAATGCTATCAGGTAAGGAGCGTAAGTTTTCAACAGGCTCAATGCTATTTGATTCATTTGGCTCTCTTTCAAGATTTTCTATTTTAACACCCATTAAAACTATAATAGAAAGGAGTGCTAGTATTGTGGCTGATATTATTTTTGACTCAGCAGAACTCATATACTTGAGTACTCATTCTTAGCGTCAAATGATGGACACGCTTTTGAGCTGACATCTCTATGGCCTATTATCACTGCCTGTGGGTATCTTTCGCGTAAGTCTTCAAGCAAGCACCTTAAAGATTCTTTTTGTGCATCGTTTCGCGTGTCCTTTGGATTCATGTCTTTATCACAACCACCAACATAAACAACGCCAATTGAATTAGCATTATGACCCTTTGCGTGTGCGCCTGGCTTAGTTTCATGCCGACCTTTTTCAATCTCCCCACCCAACGTAATAACCCAATGATATCCAATGTCAGACCATCCGTTATCCTCAATGTGCCAGTTTCGGATAGTATCAACCGACACATCTCTTCCTTCTGGGGTAGCCGTGCAGTGGACTATTATTTTATTTACTTGCCTCATTAGTACACTTACCAGTGATTAAACATCTATCAGAACAGGCTATTGGCTTACACCAACACCATTGGGGTTTCTCATTCCCCTGAACAATTACTCGTTTCTTTTTCCCTTTTCTTATGAAGGTATTTACAGTTTCTTTCGCTTTCACAGTTACATTCAACAGGTGCAATATCGCACCATTTTACATCTTGCAACGGTTCTCTTTTAGTTCACCACGCATTTCAACAAGTGCTTTCGTGTTATCTGCTATTACGTCCGAGAACTTTTCAACGTGCTTGTCGTTTGCCACTTGCCAGTCTTTCCTTTCTTCGCGGTGTATATCTGTCAGCTTGTTCAGATAATAAACCAACACAGCAAGGAAGATTCCAGCTATTCCATAGCTCGCTAAAGCTTCTAATATTGCT